CCTACCAAACACATAGCAAAAGCCATTTGTGTCCAGAATTGACCAATGGCGTGCCACTCATCAGGACTTCTTCTGTTTGAATTGTTCATACATCTCCTTTGGAATTAAATCTTTGGTGCAGGTTCCAGACGCATCACACTGAGGTGGTTCACACTCAGTTTTACCCCAGTTCTTAGGGTCTTGACAAGGGTATCTGTATGAATCTGTGCAGCCAGTTAGCAGCACTAAGAACACAGACAACAGCCACAGTTCATAGACATTCATTCTTTATCCTTTCTGTTCTTTTGTTCAATCTCACGCCTAAGCTTTTCAACCTTTTCAATCTGAGCTTTTGATTCTTGTTTGACCTCTAAGACGTCAGAGTACAACAACCCCAACAAAGGAAGTAAAACAGCAATCAAAACACAAGCAGCAATCCAACCCACTATGTCCTCCCTAGTTTCCTCACTAGAAGAAACCACCCCCACAGGTATACGATAACGATCAAGGTCCCTACTAGGTATGCTGACTTTGCTTGGAAGTTTCTTTGGTTTTCCCTGCGTAGCCATAGTTTGTACCTATTCTTTGCTTCTTCAACCAACCTAGCCTGTTCTTGTTCCTCTTGAATTGTTTCTCTCATACTGTGTACAGAGCTGTATAAAGACCCCATTTCTGGAGGACTTTGATACACCATACACTCTCTAATCTGGACTTCCAAATCAGCCATCTGTTGTTGAGCCATTACTCGTTTAAGAGCTGCCTCCATGTGGTTTTGATTAGGGTCGTACACAGTCTTAGACTTCTCTTCTTCTTCCCTAATGTGAGTAGCTAACTGCTCTTGAAGCTTAAAAAACTCAGTCAGGTTTTTAACGATGTCAACTTTGACTTGAGTCTCATCCACAGAGACATAAGCTTGCTTTTTAGGTTTAACAGAAGGTTGTTGAACATGATTTTCCTTTGGTTGTGAATTAAAGAACTTTGCTAACTTACCCCAGAATCCTTGTACTTCTTTACCAATTTCAACTACTTCATCAGCAGTCTTCTTTACTTGTACAAAAGATTCTTTAGCTTGCTTGTAAAGATCACACCCTTGCTGGATGTTCTTGACAAGACCTGCTGCAAGCAAGCAAAGACTGATTGGATCCACACTGTTTAATGTCCATTGTTACTGTACTTAGCAATCACCATGGCATCAAACTCTTCTTGAGTCATGTTATTAGTAGCACCAATACTACTAACAATTTGTTTAATGTCGTTGACAAGAAGTTCGTGGGCTTTAAAAGAGTTAATTACGTCTTTGTGAGCAATACCATCCCCAGGTGTGACTACGTGGTTGTGACCAACAATAATGTTGCCTAAAGAATCTTTGTAAGGTCTAGCTCTAAACCCTACAGTTTGTTTAATAGACTCTAAACCTTTTTCAGAAACGTACATCACTCTAACCTTTCAATGATTACTTGCTGAACATTAATTGTGTCTGTTGCAGTAGCAGTACCCGTTTGACCAACTCTAAAATCTAAAGTTTGAAGACCAACAGTCACGGTAGTTGACGCAGGAGTAGCAGTAACAGTTAACAAAGCAGACCCTACCGCTACACCTACGTTAGCATTTAGATACCCAGTAACCCAAGCATCAACTGTTGATGTAGTTTGAATCTCAAACTCAACAATCCAGTTTGTAGTTTGAGCAGTAAGAGACAACACGTTAGCAGTAGTAATAGCTGTTAGAGCAGTACCACCCCAAAAACAAGACATTGTTAATGCTCTAGCATTAGCAGATGAAGCAGCTACATAAGTGCCATAAGCACGAACCCGCCAACAACTTCCAGCAAAAGCTGTTTGTGAACTTAGAGTAACATCACCTGTAGCTAAAGTTAATGACCCAGCTACAGCAACAACAGCTCCAGCAGTAGTAGTGTTTCTAGCAATAGAAGAAACATTTGTTATAGAAGATGTTTCAAGAGAAGAAGATTTAAGAGTAGTAAAAGCACCTGTACTAGGAGTGTTAGCACCAATGCTTACGTTGTCTATAACCCCACCAGTAATAAACACAGCCGTTGAATCTTGGCTGCTAATAGTTCCAAAAACTCTGTTACTAAGTTTTTGAAACCATTCTCTCCAAACAAAACTCTCACCTATTTTGTCTTGGGGTATAGGGATTGTCTTAGCCATCAACAGTACTCCATGTCTTTGCAGTAACCGTTCTTCTGAATGTCAGGAAGAAGTTTCTCTAGCTTTTCACCAATGTCATCTCTTACCATGCAAGAGTTAATCATGGTTACTTTCTTTTTGAAAGTTTTGTAGCAAGCTTCTTTAGCATCCTCAACAGTCTTACCAATACCAGAAACAGTCATCACATAAGAACCACAAGTAACCAAACAAGGCTCATTGTTCTTGCCGTCTTTACCTGGTCCCATACCCATCTTGACCTCAGACAAATGGATGTTCTTAGTAGCATCTTCAATGGTCATATCAAAAATAGGGTAACCAGTGTTCTCCTTCTTCTTGACATTGCTGTACGGGTAATCAGGTTGGGACACAACAATACCAACAGCTATGTCTTTACGTACCTTCAGTGTGTCTTTACCATCAAGACTGTCCAACATCCATTGAATAGGATCACCTAAGTGCAGGGCTTGTTGGATCTGAAACAGAGGCCAACCAGGACGAGTAGTGAACTCCAAAGGCCAAGGAGTACCCTTGTCGTCAATGATGCAGTTGACATCAATGTAACCAGAGTAACCAATGCCATGTAGAAAGTCTTCTAGAGGTTTAAGAACCTTGTCAGCTAACAAAGAGTTCTCTGTGTAACGCATCACAGTACCTTGCTCACCAGTAGCAGGACCGTAGTCACCAGACATTAGCTTCTTAAACTCCCAGTTCTCAAGGAAGTACTTAGAGAAACCACCAAGACCAAACCAACCACCAACAGCCATCTCAGAGCCAGCATGGAACTCTTGAAGAACAAACTCACCGTTGTAAGCGTTCATCTTCTTCCACTTGTTTAACATGAACACCATGTCACGCCAGTCCTTAGAACAGTAGCTTAAAGACTTTTCACCATCACCAACAGGTTTAGATACATACCGCTTGTCTTTGTTATTAAGAACAAGAGCAATAGCATCCTCATACTTCTTAAACTTCTGCATAGGAATAGTCTTGATGCCAGCTCTTTCAAAAATAGCTGAGCCGTACTCCCGATCCTGTTCCCAACGAGCACCTTCTACATTGCAGCCATAGATAGGGTAACCTTTGATGCGGTATGGCTCTAGTTGTTTGATGTACCTGCTGTTATCAGTAACAAAGATTAGGTCAGCCCAGTCCATACTGGGTTCCCAACTAGCAACCTTCTTAAAACAATCTTCCATGCCATCACCGTTCTCACAGCGAGTACCGTCCATGTTGTTACGCATATACACACGGACATCGTGACCATGAGCAGAAGACTTGATAGCCAAGTCCATAGCAAACCCACAGTCAAACTGATCAATGATTAAGAGTTTCATTCTTCTTCTGCCTCTTTGTTAAGTTTGCGGCGTTGTCTTTCTAAGGACAATTTTTCACGTTCATGCTTTGGAGTACTAGGCATTCTGCCAGCTTCTATTTCTTTGTTGCGATACTTCCAAGCGTTTTCTTTAAGAGCAAGTTCCCGTTCTGCTCTAGCTTGTTTGTTTTGTTCAGGAGTTTTTCCATACACAGGGAAGCCCATTGTTCCTAGTAACGCTCTTTGAGCACCTTCTCCTTCAGGAGCATCCATACCAGCTTGTGCTTGAAACGGCAACGCTGATTTGGTAACAGCTTCCAGCCTACCTGTGAGGCTAAGATCAACCAGTTTAGGTGCAGTAGGACTGGCATATTCAACACCACCAAAACCAATAACAAGAGCTTTAGGTATGAACCCTAATTTGTTAGACAAGGTTTTCATTGGATCAGCAATCCAATGGTATGGTTCCATAGCGTGTTTCATAGCTTGCATAGACGTACCATCAGGCCATTCAATACGAGTTGGGTCTTTGTTGTCCCAAATGTCTCGATCAGCAGTCATGTTATTAATAGCATTTATTAAAGTGAAATACACTATGGCTGTTTTAAATTGATACAACCTAGCGTAGTCAGCTTTAGTCGTAGGGGTTACCATACCCTTGATGCCTTCAACTGGATGCCATTTAGTAGGGTTTAAACCTTTAGGAAGAGCAGAACTAAAAGCACGGATAGTAGATATAGTCCAATCAGGAGCAAACAAAGCAACTTGCAATGCTCTACGACCTTCAGGACTGTAAGCAGCCATAGCCATACGTTTAGCAAACTCACCTTCAGTACGTCTAGCAGCGTCAAACCAATTTAAACCACCAAAGCTATCATTAACAAATTTAGCAATTTCTTTGCGAGACACAACTTCATCAAATGGTTTACCTTCTTTAGCAGCATCTATACGAGCTTTTTGTAGGTAAGCATCAGCTACCATAATCTTACTGCCAGTATGCAAGTAATCCCAAGTGTACTTATCAAACATACCCAAAGTATATTTTTCAACAGTAGACAAAGATTTTTCTAGCACACGAGTCTTAGGACCAAACTTACCAATTAAATTGTCAGCAAGCTTGCCTGTAGAACTTAAAATACCCCTAGCTACATCTTCAGGAACTTCTAATTGAAGACCAGCTTCTCGTATCCAAGTGTCTACGTTGTCGCCTAAGCCACCATTTTTATATTGCTCAACAGCTTTAGATACAGCAGACAATTGAAGGTCTTTGCCTGTAACAGCTTTAACGCCCTTCTCAACTAAAGGAAGAACAATAGATTCTTTAATAGGAGTCCACAAAGGAATTCCTGCACTTGATTGAACTTCCATTAAAGACTTAGCATGAAAGAAAGAACCAATAACGTTAATACGTTTAATAGCTTGAGAAACAGTTCCCAAAGCTTGCATTGTCATACCAGGTTTAGAATCAAATACAAACTTTAAAGCTGGAACAAGGTCAGGATGAACAGCGTAGCCATCTAAATCTGCATGTTCAATTGTTTCCCAGTTGTAAGGACGAGGCTCTTCTTTTGTAATAGGACGAATTAAAGACTCACCATTTACATTTCTAATCTGTTTGATGTTGTCTATTAGATTTTTATTCTCAATAGCTTTTTGAACAGACAGTGCATAATCTTTGTAGATGTCTGCTAAGTTATCTGTTTTAAGTTTAAAACGATAGTCTTTACCATTTTGTTCTAACCAAGTGTTGATACCATTGATGTGGTTGGTAAGGTCTTCACGAGTTTTAAGTCTACGTTCTTGACCATACTTAGTAGTTGTCTTAGTACCACCACCAGAAGATTTGTCACCATAGCCAAAAGCATCGTGCATAAATTCTTCAAGAGCACCCTTTGGTGCATTACCTTCTGACACAACATTACGAGCTACGTAGTTCTCATGCCAACCTTTAATAACACCACTCTCTAAAGCCCATTGACCAAGGTCGTCCATTAAAGTACGAAACTTAGTTGCAACCTCTTTAGCTTTGCCTTCTAAAGGAACACCCTTATCAATGTCAAAGCTAAGCTGTTCAAGGTTGACATCTTTACCAGCCAACTCTTTTAAATCAGCAGTATTGTTGTGAACAATACGTTCATCAGCTAATTTGTTATTAAGGTTAGTACCTACAAACTCTTCAACCTCTTTGACAGGTTCAGCCCAAGTTTTTTTAAACTCTTCCCAACCTTTGTAAAAATCAATAGCTTCTACTTCACCATGCTTTTCATAGATGTCTGTAGCTATGCTTAAAAACTCTTTGTCGTCTTTAATATCACGAGGAGAAGTTTTAGTTGTGTCAACAACAGGCTCATCAGGTGAGCTTGGTTTTTTAGGAACACCAGCAGGTTGATCTTCAGTAATAGCAAAACGTTCGTCACCAGCTTTACGAAGGTCACCACTGTGCAACCCGTCTTCAGGGATTTCTAGCACAGGCTTTTTACCTTCAACAGTAACTTGTCCTGTATTAACAGCACGATCAGCAGCTTCTTGACGATTAAGAAAGTTACCACGTTCATCTAAGAACCCTTGATCATGGGTGTCTACAGTCTGAGCTTTACGTTGCTCGTCATGTTTAGGACCCATGCGTTCAATCTCACCAGTCTCTTTGTTCCTAATAGCAGCTTCAACCAAAGGAGAAGTAGAAGTTCTTTGTTCAGATTCTTTTTTAACCTTAGCTTTAAAGGTATTAACTTGTTCAGGAGTAGCACCAGGAGGAGGTGGTGGTATATCTTTAGTAGGGGTTTTAGGTTTTGCAGGAGCAGTAGTTTGCCCCAACACTTTTTCACCAAGCTTAGTAGGTTTAGTAAAAGCACCAGTAACAACATCAATAGCTATAGACTTAGGGTCTAAAACAGGTTGCCCTTCAACAGCACGTTGGGCAGCACCAATACCAGTCATTACACCAGAACCTACAGCAGCTTCTTTAAGAGTCTGAGGTAATCCTGGACGCATAAACGGACCAACAGAACCACCAGTAACAGAGCCAGCTAAAGAGTAGCCTGGGTATTGTTTACGTTGTTGTTCTCGTGTACCAACAATGTCTGTACCAAACACTTTGTCAAATACACCTTCAAGGCTAGTAATGCCTTCATGAGCAAGGTAACCACCTATTACTCCACCAACAATACCTGTAACAGGTTTAGCCCACGTAGGTTGAGGTATAGCCATACCAGCTCTAGCACCAGCTAAAGCACCAGGGGTAGCCCCCATACTTTCTAAATAAGAAGCTGTAAAAGCACCAGCACCTGTGACACGCTCTTCTTGTTTCTTAGTGTAGTCACCAACTGACTTCTCTAAGACACCTTGTTTAGCAGCAGGTTTTTTACCTGTTACAAGATCACTTAGAGTTAAATCGCTAACTTTGTCTCCAAAAATACTAGAGCTAGGTTTGCTCGGTGCAGCAGCAGGTTTAGTTTCTACAGCATCACTAGGTGGTGTCCACCCTTTGCTAGTTGTAGGCTGTTGTGCCTCTACAGCATCTGAAGGAGGAGTCCAAACCATTGTTAGCCACCCTTAGTGTAAGTTTTACCATCAGGTCCAATTAACGATTGTCCTTTTTTAAGAGTAGGCCACTGCTTATTAAACTCAGATTCTGAAAGAAGTTTGTTACTAGTAGCGCCAGCTCCACCAGCTTTAGATCTTTCTTTAGCAGCTTTTACAGCTTCAGGAATAGTAGAAAAACTTGGATATTTGTTACCACTATCTAAAGCATTTTTAACAGCAGTGTCTTCGTCAACTTCTTTCCCTTTCCACAAAGAAGGAATGTTAGTTGGTTTACCGCTGTTTAATTTAGGGTTGGTAACTGTAATGCTCACTTCAGTAGAGTAACTGCCATCAGAATTTTGTCTAGCAGGATACCCGTCATGGGTTTTAGCACCACTAGGAACATCTTTAGCAGGTGCGGGAGCTGCTTCAGCTTTAGCAGATGGTGGCTCTTTGTCCATAGGTGGTGTATCCACAGCAGCTAAAGTTTGCTTTAGCTTTCTAAGGATCTCTTCCTTCTTAGGAAAGTCTGGAGCATTCTCAAAGGTTTCAATCTCTCTTTGAGTCTGTCGTTTTCTAAAGTCGTTCAACTTGTTAACAGCAGCAGTGTAGGCTTTAGTGCGCTTGTCTTCTTTGTATGCTTTGGGTTCATACCAGGATGCTGTCTTAGACTCAGTCATAAGTTTTTCAGCAGTAGCAACCTGTGCTTTTAAATCATCTTCTTCTTTTTGACCAGCCTTAACAATTTTGTCGTGCTCTTTGATGTAGAAAGCAGCATCTTTAACAGAATCTTTTTTATCAGACTTTGTTTTAGAAGCTGATTCTTTCATGCTTTCTATTTGTTTTTTAAAGCCACCTTTTACATTTTCAAGTTCTTTTTGATGTTGACTCTTTAAGTTTTCTAATTCTTTTTTGTCAACAGTTTGTTGTTTGAGCTTGTCCATTTCATCGGTATGTTTTTTAGACAGCTCTTCTAATTTTTCTTTGTGCTTAGCTTCTTGTTCTTTTATTTTGTCAGCACTTTTTTGTTCTTCAAGCTTTATAGCACCCGCTATTTTTTCTGCTGCAATTTTTTCAGCAGATGCAGTGGTCATGTTCTTAAGGTTTTCAGCAGCAGCTTCTTTGTTGTTTTCAATATCCAACCTGTTCTTAGTAATAAGCTTAGTCTTTTCCAACTCAACAGCTTTTAACTGCTCAGTGAGTTGACCTTTGGCATTTAAGAACAGTCTGTCAACAATCTTTTTCTTTTCTTCACCAGTAGCTTTAGTCCAGTTGTCTTCTCCAACTTGTTTAAGAATTAATTTCTTTTGTTCTTCAGGAAGACGACCAAAAAACTCATCTACTTTTTCAGAAGGCACAGCATCTAAAACTACAGCAGCTTTAGCAATAGTTTCGTTGTCTTGTGCAAGTTGTTTTGTTTGATTAGCCAGTTCTGTAGCTTCAATCTTTTCAGCTCTTTCGTACAGCTTAGATCCCTGTTCAGTTAAGCCAGCTTGCATCTTTAAAGAAGCAGATTTTTTAGTGATGTCTAAATCACTAGCTTTTTTACCATCATCTGTTTGTAACCACTGTTGCAACTTAGCAGTAGATTCAGTATCAGCTTTGTATTGATTGTCTGTTGCAAGCTTTTGAAGACGAGCTGTTTGCAAACGCATCTGCTCTTCTTCTGCCTTAGCAGCCATCATTTCAGGAGCGTACTGTTTAGCAAGACGATCTTCTTGTATCTTACGTTCAGATGCAGCTTGAGTAAGGTCTTGTATATACGGAGCAGCAGCTACGTTTTGTTGTAACTGTCTAACAGCAGTGCTGCCTTCAGCTATATCGGACATTATGTATGGCATAGTTTTAGTCCTTAAAACGGAGAATAACTAGCAAGTTGATCACCAGTCATACCTTGTGTACCATAGTGAGTGTTTGGATCAGACATTGTGTAACCCCCACTTCCACCACCATACTGACCATACAGTTGACTAGCACTTTGAAGAATGCCCCCAACACCTTGCATCTGAGCTCGTTGAGTAGCATTAGATGCATCTATACTAGCTTGTCCACCTTGAGTAGGAGCATAACCAGCACCAGAACCAGTAGCAAGACGGTTCATATAGTCAGTCATAAAGCCGTAGTAACCCTTTTGAGCAGTGTCTTGAAGAGCTATTTGTTCGTTACCAGACCTCATCATTCCAGATGCAGCAGATGTTCGTTTAGAAGCTTCTAAGGCAGGGTTCATTACCCCAGTCTGAAATTGACTGTATCCAGGCATCTTAGTAATGTCTTGTGTGCCACCTTGTTTTAAAGCAGCAGAGTACATACTACCTAGTTCGGGGCGGTATTTAGCAAAAGGATCAACAGCTTGTTGAGCTGATGAAGCAGATTGTCCTGGGCTAGATGTAAGCGACTTAACACCAGCCGCAATACCTACAACAGAAGCAACAGTACCAAAAGTCATGATTTATCTCCCGCATTTAATCTAAACAGTTCTTCAGTAGAGCCTATTAATCCCAACTCTTCATAGGTTGGAGCAATGACTTCTTCTTCCATTTTGCTTAAGTTTTCTTCACCAAGGTGTTTAGTTATGTGTACTGTTACCCAAAGGGTATCTTCTATAGCGTACACAGACCTTTTAAGACCTACCTCAGATACAAATACACAAGGAGCTTTATACTTTGTAGTTCCAAATTCAGTAAGAACATCAACTTCACCTTGCATAATAAAGTTGAGGTGTTGATGACGGTGTATCTTACCAATGATTATAGTTCCTTTAGGAATAAACATTTGTCTGGCATAAGTACCACATCCGTATGTTTGATCTATAGGAGTGAAATAGTGGGTCAAAGTACAGTTAGGCAAACCATCTTTTATTTTGCTGTCTTTAACAAGGTCTTTCATTTCTTGCTCAACAGCTAGAATATTTTCCCTAAAATAA